TTTTGAGCCAAATTCCATCGTCCAATACCAAGGCATAACTTATTTCTTGGGTGATGACGGGTTTTATGCCTGTAACGGCACGCAGGTTATAGGGATTGGTGCTGAAAAAATAGACCGATTCTTCTTCGGTGACTTGGACGAAGCCTACTCCTACAAGATGTCGGCTACGGTAGACCCGATTAAAAACTTAGTGGTTTGGGCATACCCGTCCTCCGGGTCTAACGGGCAAGTAGATAGTTTGATGATTTTTAACTTTGAGACAAAGAAATGGTCTCATGCTGATGTTACTGTTTCATTTGTGGCGCAATCGGCTACACCCGCTTACACTCTAGAGGCTTTGGATGTGTTTGGGACCGTGGACACCATATCTACCAGCTTTGACTCGCGTATTTGGACTGGCGGTAAGTCACAGTTTGTGGGTGGAAACGGGGCCAAAATTGTGACGTTCTCTGGGTCTAGCCTTACCGGAACTCTTCAGACGGGAGATCTTGAGGCACAAGGCCAAGTCAGTACGATCAACATGACCCGTCCTCTTGTAGATGGTGGGTCTGGGCAGGTTGCGGTTGCCACAAGAAATAGACTTGCTGATTCTATAACCTTTGGAAGTTATACTGCCGCAGATAGCGAAGGTCGTGCCGCATTTAAGTCTACTGGCCGCTACCACCGTTTATCTGTGCAGCCATCAGGATCGTGGACAACCGCTATTGGGATTGACTTTGATTTAGTGCCAGCAGGTAGAAGATGACATTTCGCGTATTGCCATATCAGGGTGGATCGCCTCGTGAGATTTCCGAGGTGGTCAACAACATTATGAATGGCAAAACCAACAATACCGGGTCTGTAACAATTGCTACGGGTGGGGCAACCACCACAACAATTACAGATGCGCGAATTGGTTTTGGCTCCAAGGTCATACTTCTGCCAACTTCACAGACGGCATCAAGCCAAGAGTTCCCGCACGGATCGTTTAGTAGCACGGCAGACCAAACCATTGCTAGCACGACAACGGCTTATGCCATGACGTATAACACCACCGACTTTTCGGACGGTGTGTCAGTTTCTAATAGTTCTAGATTGGTGGCTGGGTACTCAGGGATTTGGAACTTACAGTTTAGCGCACAGTTAATTAACACCAACGTCCAGATTCAAGACGCAAGCATTTGGTTTCGCAAAAACGGAACCGACATTGCAAACTCTAATAGCGAGTTTTCTGTCCCAAATAGTCATGGTGGTACAGACGGCAGGTTAATTGCCGCGTTAAACATATATGTAGATTTACAAAAAGACCAGTATGTAGAGATTATGTGGTCAGCAACTAGCACGAATGTGTCTTTGCAACATATTGCTACGCAAAGCAACCCCACAAGACCTGCTACCCCGTCAGTAATTGCAACTATGCATTACATCTCTACAAACGGTTACACAAGCAACCTTTATTTTGATCCGTATGTGTCGGCAACGGCAAACGGAAGCGCGACGATTTCTCACACACCAAACACAATTGCTGGAAAAACATTTGATTACGTCATAGTTGGATGATCGAGATACGCAACGTACCTCCTGCTGACCTGAAACATTGGTGGGGTTTTGTAAAACCCGGGCTAGAGATAATCTTGCGTAAGTCCCCAGAAGACTGGATTCCCGAGGACGTATACGCACAATGCTTTTGTGGAAACTCGTTGCTGTGGGTATTTGTAGAAGATAACAAACCGCTAGCCTTTACGATCCTCGTGGTGAGATCTGGGTCTGTCCATATGTGGTGTCTGTGGTCAGCGGTCAACGGAAGATTAGAAGAAGGCTCCGAGGTGTTTTGGAAAACACTTCGGGAGGCAAACATCAACAAGGTAACTTTTGAGTCTCACCGTAAGGGGTGGGACAAGATTGCTCGTCAATATGGTTTTTCGCCCCGTAGTTGGGTCAAGGAGATATAAATGGCAGGTGGCGGCAGTAGTGGTGGAACCACAGTAAGTAGGACGGAACTTGATCCGACCATGCGCCCGTATGTCCAATACGGACTATCGGAGGCGCAACGTCTGTATTCACAACCCGGGATGTTGCAGTATTACCCCGGACAGACGTATATCGGACCATCTCAACAAACGCAAGCGGCACTACAAGCCGCCCAACAGCGTGCCATGACCGGAAGCCCTTTGGTTCCTGCCGCGCAACAGCAGACATTAAAAACGATACAAGGCGAGTATCTTGGAGGCAATCCGTTTTTCCAAGGTGCATTTGCTCCGGCAGCACAGGCGGCAGAACGTCAGTATCAGTCCTCGGTAAATCAGGCTCTATCTAACTTTTCGCGTGCAGGACGGTACGGTTCCGGTGCAATGACCGGAGCTCTAGGTCAAGCGGGTGGAGAGTTTGCCCGCGCTCTAACTGGAACGGCTGGTCAACTCGCCTACGCAAACTACGCAGACGAGCGTGCCCGTCAGATGGCGGCAATGCAAGCAGCACCACAAATGGCTACTGCTGATTACGGAGACATCAACCGCTTACTGCAACTCGGTCAGATGTCCGAGGCTTACCAAGAAGCTGCTCTTGCAGACGCAATCAACCGCTACAACTTCGAGCAACAGGCCCCGTACTCAAGACTTCAGTCTTTCCTGTCTGCCGCTTACGGTGCTCCCACGGGCGTTCAGCAAGTCACCCCCGTTTACCGCAACCAACTTGGTCAGGCAGTAGGTGGAGCACTAGCAGGTGCAGGACTAGGCCAGATGGCCGGATTTAGCCCAACCGCAGGCGCTATTGGTGGCGGGTTACTTGGAGCAGTAGCATGAGTGGCCTAGAGCCGTTAGTGGCCGCAGAAGCGGCAGCGGCAGCTAGTACCGCAGCTACAACAACAGCGGCGGCAGCGGCGGCAACAGAGGCGGCAACGGCAGCTTACGCTTCCGCAGTCCCGGGTCTGTCAGCAGTTGGCCCGGGATCACAAGCCGCTATGCTTGCGGCACAGACTGGCCCGTTTGGTGCTGGTGGCCTAGCATCTACCGCAGCGTCGGCGGCAATGCCCGGAACTCTAGCGGCAACCATGTGGAACCCTGTCAGTTCTTTGCTAAACGCTGGAACAGCATCTCCTATGACCGCCATGCGTGGTTTAGGAATGGGTATGCAAGCACTATCCCCAACCGGAGGTACTGCATCTGCTTACTCACCACCCGCCATGAAGCAAGGTCGGCAAGTAAACCTATCAGAGCCAATACTTAGCCTTTTAGCATCCGCACAACCACAGCGTAGAAAACAACCCCTATCGCTACTCTAGGATACAAATATGGACGAAACATTAGGTTACCCACCGGGACTACTCACAATGCTTGGGCTTGATCCCGAAAGATTGCGCCGCCAACAAGTAACGGGTGGCCTGTTAAGTGCTGGCTTACAGGCACTTGCCGCGTCTGGACCATCCCGTATGCCTACGAGCGCAGGGCAAATTATTGGTCAGGCAGGATTGGCTGGATTGCAGGGTTATCAGCAAGCTGGAGAATCTGCGATAAATCGCGCCATTCAAGGATTGCAAGTTTCTGATGTAGTCAGAAAGCAACAAGAAGCCCAAAATGTTCGCAATCTTGCCGGGCAACTTTACAGAACAGAACAAGCCGCCTTACCGCCAACGGATGAGCCGGGTGGTTACATTCCCGGGGCAGTTCAGCCACAGACACGCCAAGTGTTAAATCAAGCCGTGGTTAATCAGTTGATGTCTACTCCTGCCGGAATGGAGTATTTGACAAGCCGTGTAAAAGCACAGCGTGAACTTGCTGGAAAAACAGAAGTTGTAGAGATTTTTAGTCCTACCGGACAACCAATGAAGGTTCGATATAACGTTGATACTGGCGAATACACACCTATTGGCGGGGTGAAAGCAGAACCATTTACGCAAATTGATCTTGGTGATCGTGTTGAACTTAGGAGTCCAACTGGGACGTTAATTGGAAAAATTGATAAAGGACTTCCACCAACAGCACCATCTTTTCAATTTAACGAACAAACTGGACTTGTAGTTAATACAAGAACCGGAACAGTATCAGCCCCAACTGATGCCCAAGGAAACCC